GCAACCACGCTCATGAGGTTGCCGTTGCTTCCCAAGCGGCGATTGATGTTCTTCAAGCAATGATTGCAAGACTGGAACTGCCAGAACCGGAGCCAGAAAATGACGATGCAATATGACGTAAAGTCGTATCACAATTCGACGTCAGGGTTGGCGGTGCCGTATCGCGCCCGTCTCAAAGGTGTTTTGATCTCCCCAACAACGTCTGTTGCATTCACCACCGTAATTGTTGATGACGTTGCGCAGACTGGCACGTATAACGTTCCCGGCTCCACAACTTGCACAGTAACAATCACAGCGCATGGTTTGACTACCGGTGATCGCGTGTATTTGGACTTTACGTCCGGCACGGCAACAGACGACGCCTATACTGTTACTGTGTTGACTGCAAACACCTTTACAGTTACTGTTACTTCTGCTACAACCAGCGGTAACGTGACTATGTACGCCAAGATTTTGACTGAGGTAGATTGCGCTAACGGCACATCTTTCTACACCTTGATTCCCGGCGAAGGCGTTTTGGCTACCACGGGAATTCGTGTGTTCTTGCCCTCGGCAAGCGTGACCTCAACCATTTTCTACGGATAAGGTGCGGCCATGACAATGCAATACGACGTAAAGTCCTACCACGCTTCCGCTTCTGGTACAGCCGTGAGCTATCAGACACGTTTGAAAAGTGTTGTGGTGTCGTCTGGCACGGTTTCTGCGCGTACATTTTCTATTTGCGATCCATCCGTAAATAAGTCAGGTACGTATGCACGTACATCTCCAAGTGGCGTGGTAACCATCACAATGACTGCGCACGGACTGGAAACAGGCGACCGAGTGTTCTTAGATTTCACTTCTGGTCTTGGGGTTGATGCCGCGTTTGACGTAACGAAATTAAACGCAAACTCATTTACTGTGACAACTGCGTCAACTGCGTCAACATCGGGTAATGTCACAATGTATCCAGTAATTTTGCTGGAGGCGGACACTTTTAACACTGTAGGCTTGCCAATTCTTATTCCCGGCGAAGGAATTCTTTGCAGGAATGGTATTTTTGTCGGCCTTGGCGGAAGTGTGACGGGTACAATTTATTATGGCTAAGACCGCAGCATGGCAACGCAAAGAAGGCAAGAACCCCAAGGGCGGACTCAACGCCAAGGGGCGTGCCTCCTACAACAAGGCCAATCCGGGCAAGCCGGGACTCAAGCCCCCGCAGCCAGAGGGCGGCTCACGCCGAGACTCTTTCTGTGCCCGGATGAAAGGCATGAAAGCCAAGCTGACCGGCGAGAAAGCCAAGAAGGACCCAAACAGCCGTATCAACAAAAGCCTGAGGGCATGGAATTGCTGACATGAGCGAGAACACAGATACCGTCAAAAACGTGCTGGATGTGGTGGCAATCTTCAGCACGATTGGCGCTTTTTTGAACATGCTCACGCCGCTGTTTGGCTTGATCGGCGCGGTCGTTGGTGCCATGCGTATTTACGAAATGGCCACGGGCAAAGACTTTTACAGGCTTTTCCGCAAAAAGAAAGCTGACGATGCCAAGCAAGAGTAAGGCACAACACAACTTGATGGCGATGGTGGCAAACGACCCCGCCGCTGCCAAGCGCGTAGGAGTTCCGCAGTCTGTCGGCAAGGAGTTTATGAAGGCAGACAAGGGCAAGCGGTTTGGGTCTGGGAGCCGTGCAGACGTACAGGCAATCAACAAACCCAAAACCAATCAAGGCAAGCAAGAGTTTTTTTCGAAAGGTGGTGACACTATGGCTTCCAAAATGAACGCTGGTTTTATGGCAATGATGGCAAAGAAAAAAGGCGCACCCGCCAAGAAAATGGCCAACGGTGGTATCACCACGGCCAAGATGGGCGCTGTCAAGACTGCGGCTCCCAGCCGTGACGGTATGGCCACCAAAGGCAAGACCAAAGGCACGATGGTCAAGATGTCTGGCAGCAAACCCCTGGGTATGAAAAAGGGCGGCTACGCCTGCTGATAGGAGGCCGTCATGGCTCGCAAATCAATGGGGAAAGCCTCCAAAGTGCTTGGCGGCTTGGGTGCAATGTACGCACTTTCAAAACTGCCGGTTGGTGCGGGAGTCAGGCCGGAAGATATTGAGAAGGGAAAAGTACGCGAGCGACTACGTGGGTTGCCGCTCGCGTCAGCCTCTGCCGAAGAAATGATGGCGAAACCATTCATGATACGCGGCAAGTCAGCGCAAGAAATTGGCGATATGGTGCTGTCCACAGAGCGCGCGCCAACAGATGCGGAGGCTGTGTTTGCAAACAGTATTACTGACCCTAACCATCGGTATGTGCGTAGTGGAGCGGGCACATTTTTGAGAACCGAGGATGGAATGCCCGTTGGTGCCGGCATAAAAAAAGGCGGAGCCGTCAAGGGTTGGGGTAAAGCTCGGGGTGCACGAAAGGCAAAGGTGTATTGACATGCGAGCCAGCCGTGGAATGGGGGCCATCATGCCCTCGAAAATGCCCGGGCCCAAACGCAAGGCCCGTAGGGACGACACCGATTTCACGCAGTATGCGGAAGGCGGCAAGGTCAACGCGGCTGGCAATTACACCAAACCGGAGCTGCGCAAGCGTATTGTGAGCCAAGTTAAGGCGGCGGCAACACACGGCACCGGAGCAGGCCAGTGGTCGGCCCGTAAAGCGCAGCTTGTGGCCAAGAAGTACAAAGCCGCTGGCGGTGGGTATCGAGACTGATATGAAAGACCCGCAGCAGTCGCTCAAGGACTGGGGTGCTCAGAAGTGGCGCACCAAGTCCGGCAAACCGTCTTCCAAGACGGGGGAGCGATATCTGCCCGAGAACGCCATCAAGGCGCTCAGCCCCGCTGAGTATGCCGCTACGACCCGTGCCAAGCGGGCAGGCAAGAAGGCCGGGAAGCAGTTTGTGAAGCAGCCGCCCAAAGTGGCGGCGAAGACGGCGAGGTATAGGTAATGGCCACCACATCGGGCGCAGCAGGTTTCAACCTCGATCTGACTGAGATCGTCGAGGAGGCGTTTGAGCGCGTGGGCTCGGAGTTGCGTACGGGCTACGATCTCAAGACGGCCCGTCGTTCCCTGAACCTGATGTTCGCAGACTGGGCCAATCGTGGCATCAACATGTGGACGTTTGAACAGGGCACCATCCCACTTGTTCAAGGGCTCAACACCTACACGCTACCCAACGACACCGTGGACCTGCTCGATCATGTGATCCGCACGCAGCCCAACCAGCAGTCCAATCAGGCCGATCTGACAATCACACGTATTAGTGTTTCTACCTACGCCACGATCCCCAACAAGCTGACGCAAGCTCGTCCGATTCAGGTCTGGGTGCAGCGGCTGGATGGCCAAGTGTCTCCCACAGGATACACATACCAGAGCGCGGACGCGGGGGCCCAGACCCTGACGCTGTCCTCCACAGCCAACTTACCCACGCTGGGCTACCTGAACATCGGCACCGAGACGATCTACTACGGCTGGATCAACAGCAGCACGCAGCTTGGCGGCGTGTTTCGAGCTCAAAACGGCACCAGCCAAACCGCCCCTTCTGTCGGCACTTCCGTGTACGTCAACAACATCCCCCGCGTTACGGTCTGGCCAACGCCGGATCAAGGCACTGTGGGCAACCCCACGTACCAGTTTGTGTACTGGCGCATGCGCCGGGTGCAGGACGCTGGTGGCGGCGTTAACGTGATGGATGTGCCGTTTCGGTTCATCCCCTGCATGACGGCGGGGTTGTCGTACTATATGGCGCTTAAGGTTCCCGGAGCGATGGATCGTCTGGGTGTGCTCAAGCAGCAGTATGACGAGGCTTGGGAGCTGGCTGCGCAGGAGGACCATGAGAAGGCGGCTGTGCGGTTCGTGCCGCGCAGGCAGTACATTGCTGGGGCGTTCTAATGCCCAATCGTTTTTCGTCCGGCAAGTTTGCGATTGCGCAGTGTGACCGCTGCAACTTTCGCTTCAAGCTCAAGGAGCTCAAGACATACACGCTCAAGACGAAGAACGTGAACATGTTGGTGTGCCCGGCTTGCTGGGACCCCGACCATCCGCAGCTTCAGTTGGGTATGTACCCTGTGGAAGACCCGCAGGCTGTGCGCAACCCCAGGCCGGACATCACGTATCGGTTGGGGGGCAACAGTGGTTTGCAGCTCTCAAACATCAGCGGTACGGACCCGGACGAGGACGGTACGGCCACAGGCGGTAGCCGTATTTTTCAGTGGGGCTGGAATCCGGTTGGCGGAGCGAGCTTTTTTGATGCTGCTCTAACACCAAACAACTTGGTGCTGACAGTAAATTTGGGCACAATTACGGTTGCAACGACATAAGGAGTCGATCATGATGGACGCAAAGAAGGCTGTGCATAAACACGAGAAAGCCATGCACCCCGGCAAACCCCTGACCAAGATGAAGGCTGGTGGTAAAACCAACGCCGACATGCTCAAGTACGGGCGTAACATGGCCAAGGTCATGAACCAGCGTAGCCCTGGCCGCAAAGGAGCCTGAGATGGCAACGTACAAATCTCCCAAGCCATATCCGTCTGTCGTGGTGGGTGAAGAGCCTGCCAAGACAACCATGCGCAAGGCCAATGTGTCTGTGGCTAACACACGTAGCCAGGACTACCCGCCCACTAAAACCAGCGGTATCAAAATCCGTGGCACGGGCTGCGCAACCAAAGGTGTGATGGCTAGGGGTCCGATGGCATGAACTACGCTGCCCTGTCTGCTGCAATTCAGGACTACACCCAGAACTACGAAACGGAGTTCGTGGCGAATATCCCTGTCTTCGTTCAACAGGCAGAGCAGCGCATCTACAACTCGGTTCAGTTTCCGTCTCTGCGCAAGAACGTCACGGGCTCTGTGTC